TCATTAATCTGAGCATTGGCAACGTTCAACTTCTCTTTGTACTCTTCATTTAAATTTTTTAGCTTTTCAACCTCGGCTTTGCTTTCCCCTTCAAGTTGTGATCTAACGCTTCTTTCCTTTTGCTCTAGTCTTTCCTTAAGTCTTGCTTCAAAGTCCTCTTGTGTTGTAATTGCTTCAAATGACATAATATTTTCCTTTCTTCCATTACCGCTGGAGTTGCGTGATTGTATAAAAAAACAGCCTGTTGGCTGTCTTAATATCTTATTATTTGTTTTGACGATTGTTTGCTTGTACTGCAGATCCAGTGCGCAAGCATTGCACTATCCATCAGTGCAATTTCGTGTTCTTCATAGATTGCCTCATATCCAAAGCCCCCTTGAGAACCGATGTATCTTTTCTTGCAGTTTACCGCCACCTCCCTAAGAGATGGCTGCCCTGCGTGACAAATAGTTTTATCGAAAATTGCCTTTTCCCATTTTGAATTAGCAATTATTATTTCTTTGACTGTAGGAAGTATAGGCTTTTTCAGTCCGTACTCTCTCATATCCGCTGCAAGAATGTTTTGATTTCCTGCACCATCAACCACGATTTTTTTAACTGGCGCGTTCCTAAGGAAGTCGATAATCCATTCGTTGCCATTTCGTACTGACTGGCAATCTATGCACTCTATGAATACCTTATCGTCCTTTGTTTTGAGTGCTATGCTAAGGGCTACATTTGCCCCATTTCTGCCATATTTTATTCCAGCATATAAAATACCATCTAGTTCTTCAAAGTCTTTAACTGTGAGTATATCCCAATCATTTTCGCTTATTGCTGATTTTTGATTATATTTTATCCAAAGCCCTAAACGCTGAATGTTAAAGTCAATATCATCTGTTCCAATTTCATCTTCTATTGACCTTTCTGTAAAGATTGCCCCAAGTGATGGATTGGTAAGATACCATGCTTCTTTATCGTATGGATCGTGCTCATCTTCAACCGACCATTCAGCCCATCCGGCATTCTTTACACCGCCTGCAAGTATTTTGTTCCTTAAGTTAGTGAAAACCGTGCCACTTGAGATTGGCGTTGGTGGTGTTCCACAAAATATTGTTTGTGGATTCTTGCTATCTGTTACAACGTATTTTAATGCTGATTCCTGGTCCTCTGTGTATTCCTGTGCTTCGTCAATTACTAATAGATCAAAACCTTCACCTAAACCGCCCTTGCTGCTTCTTGTCCTAAACTCAACGCTTCCTTCTCCAACCTTTATGGATTCTCTTCCTGTGGCCCTAAGTGATGTATATTCAATCTTTGCTTTCTCTAGTAGGTCTATAAGTCTTTCCCATGCTGAGTGTGATGTCGTTGTTCTATGTGCCGTGTGCAGCACTTTTTCACCTTCAAGAAGTGCAAATAGTTCCCTAATAGCTACAATCTCATTCTTGCCATTTCTTCTAGGAAGCGAGTAACCAAACTTTGTATACTCCCATAGCCCTTTACGATTCCTAGATAAAATAGCCTTCATGAGGTACACTTGCCACTTTTGTGCTGTACGTCCTGTTGAGTTGTAAAGATCTATCGCTTCTTTATATCTGCTTTTTAAGGTTCTTGGTATATGGTATAGTGTTGGCTTCTGATTTCCCTTTCTTTTAGCCATATTATTCCCTTGCATAAAAAAACACGCTTAAAGCGTGCTTTATAACTTTATATTTAAAGTGCTATTTATTAAAATTTATCTCATGTTTTCATTCAAAGATTACACTGACGTGGTCATTTTCTATACTCGGTGTTGCCCAAACACAAAATTCATTCCATCTATCATCAACTCTTGAAGTTAAATAAATTTTTTCAAAATTATCAACCTTATCATTCGGAATTAACCACCCAAACAGCGTGTCTAACTCCATACCTTTAAAATCAATATCATCACACTGTCCAAAATCCATAAAAAAAACAGAATTTTGTTCCTTTGCGTTTTTTTGAACTATTGCAAAAAACTTGAGAAACTTATCGTTTTCTTTCGTTCTTAATCCTTGCATTATTTGCACCACCCTTCATTATAGTTATAAATTCGTTATTCTTTGTGACTAAAACAACATCATCTCCAGAAACATATGCTACAACTGAATCTTCATATCCCCTCCAGTTAATATCCCTTATTACATAATCTGGATTGTCACTTATACTTTTAATT